TTCTTTATTGCTGAAACTCTTTTTTGGGCAATGCATTTAATTAAAAAAGCTGTTTTTAATCCTGAGTCTGAATTTTCTGGTTTTGAACAGTTAGGAGAGCCTGTTGAGTTTTCCACTAAAGATGTTTCCAATACAGAGTGGGACTTAATAAAAGAAATTAAGCAAGGGGACGAAGAGGCAGCTGAAGAATTCTTACATTTAAGGTGTAGTGATAAAGAGATGGATTTTCAAGGTATGCCCAAACAAGTAAAATTCGGTATAGCAAGTAATTTAATTAAAGTTATCGAAACAGATGAAGAGTCCGATGTCCATTGGGATGAAGTGATTGTCGAAAAAGAAGATAAAGATAATTAATCATGAAAAAATCAGATAACCAGCTTGACTTAGTAAACAGGGCACTGAAAATAGCCGCTGTCGAAGCATATCAGGAAGAGATAGAGCATGCTCATCTTACAGATTTGGTAAAAGGCTCTAATCAAACTCTTTCTCGAAGAGAGTGGATAAAAGACAGAATAGAGCGTTGGTTAGATGAAGCAGAATTAGAAAAATCTTAAATTAATGCATTCGGTAACACGGATTTACCCTCACAATAACGCGGCATAGCTTAACGGTAGAGTAAGAGACTCATATCCTCTTGGTGAAAGTTCGATTCTTTCTGTCGCGACCATTTTAAGTAGTAAATTGAGCCTAAGATTGCATAAATCATTAATAAGTTATATCCTGACTAACACTCCCAATACAAAATATATGAAATTTGAAAAACTCGGTCAAGAGTTAGGTAAGCTTGTAGATTCAAAGAATCAAGCTTACGGAAATGCTTTCTCCAAATGTGGAGATTTTCTATCACTGCTTTATCCTAAAGGCATTCAACCTAGTCAATATACAGATGCACTTTTAGTAGTACGTATTTTTGATAAAATGATGAGAATAGCTAACAATAAAGATGCATTTTCAGAAAGTCCTTATAACGATATAGCAGGCTACGGACTGTTAGGGGTTTTTAAAGATACAGATAAAGATACAGATACAGATAAAGAAACTTAAAAAATTAAAATTATTATGAAAAATGACAAACAGGAAATATATTTCTCCCTAGATATTGAGTCTGACGGCCCAATACCGTCTACTTTTTCCATGCTGTCTTTTGGAGCAGTGGCAATGACCTCTGATGGAGACCAGTTAGACGTATTTGAAAGAAATCTTGAGACTTTAGAAGGTGCAAAACAAGACCCTTCTACTATGGACTGGTGGAAAACACAACCAGAAGCTTGGGAGCTCTGTAGAAAAAATTTAGTTGAGCCAAAAATCGCTATGCAAGAGTTTTCTGATTGGGTAAAACTAATATGCAACGAGAATAATGGAATACCTGTTTTTGTTGCTTATCCCGCAGCTTTCGATTTCACTTTTATTTACTGGTATTTGATACATTTTGTAGGATTCAGTATTTTTTCATTTAACGCTTTAGACATTAAAACTTATGGTATGGCTATGCTTGGATGTGGTTTTAAAGAGAGTACAAAGAAAAACTTTCCTAACCGCTGGAAAAGCAAACGAAGGCACACTCATGAAGCAATCCAAGACGCTTTAGGACAAGGTGACTTGTTTATTAAAATGAAAAAAGAAAATGAAAATATCGCCTCCTTTATTGCAAATGCTCGTGCTTTATTTGATAATAAATAATGAATGAAAGTAAATCCCTGCCTAATAACGAACAAGTAGAGCGTTTCATTTTGGGTGGAATTCTCCTAGATAACGAATTAATAATTCAGTGTCTAGGAGATTTACACCCAGATGACTTTTATACCCATTCTCATAAACCTTTTTATGCAGCTATGGAATTTTTGGCTCAACGCGGAGAAGAAATTAATGAAATATCGGTAGTTGAGACTCTTAAAAATTTACATTTACTGGAGACAATTGGAACCATACAAGACGTAGTAAATTTACTCACCGGTCTTAAAAAAGGTTTACCTAAACCAAAGAAACTTGATTATTATGTAAAAATACTGAGAGAGCGTTCAATAGAACGTCAAAAAATCAAAACTACTGAGCAGATTCAAGCTGCATTAATGAGGGGAGATGGTGAAGCTGCACTCGAATTTGAAAGTAGACTCTTTGATTTAACAACGCATGATAAAACTTTAGGAGCTGCACACACATCAGATTTTTCTGATGCTAAGTAAATCAAAATTTATACACGCGGAATAGCTTCTAGTCCTATAACAGGTCTTGCAACTGGAATACTAGATTTTGATTTACTTACTAGTGGATTACAGCCGGATGATTTAGTTATTCTTGCCGCCCGTCCCGGTCAGGGGAAGACCGCTATGTCTATGAACATAGCACAATTCTCTGCAATCAAGAGAAAAAGTGTCTGTCTTGTGTTCAGTATTGAAATGTCTCAAACTCAACTTTATATGCGTATGTTAGCAGGTCAATCCCGAATTAACATGCAAAAATTAAAGACTGGTTATTTGACTGGACATGAATGGGCTAGACTAGTGTATGCAAAAGAGAAGATTGACTCTGGTCGAATCATAATAGATGATACAGTAAACTTAACTCCTTTAAAATTACGTGCGACTTTTAAAAAACATTTAATAAAAGAGAAAAAGATTGATTTAGTTATAGTAGACTATTTACAACTCATGAACTCGGATAAAAAAACCGAAAATAGACAGCAAGAAGTCACTCAAATATCTAAAGAACTCAAAGGACTGGCTAAAGAGTTTCATGTGCCTGTAATTGCTTTATCTCAGTTATCTCGTGCTCCTGAAACACGCTCATCGAATGGTCATAGACCTCAGACATCTGATTTAAGAGAATCTGGTTCCATTGAGCAAGATGCGGATATAGTAGCATTCATATATAGAGAAGAAGTATACGGTAAAACACCAGAAAATGCTGGTTTAGCAGAACTTATTATAACTAAACATAGAAATGGAGATACTGCAACTATACCATTAGCATACATCAAGGAGCATACGAGTTTCAAAAATTTGTTTCTTGTTAAACCATAAAATAAGTATTGACAAATATAGTTAAAAATGCTACACTCTTATCAATGTCGTAACTTTATTGTACGATATATTAGAAAAAAGGAGAATTAAATGCAAAACGGAGCAAATAAAAAAGGATTTAAGAAAGGCTTCTTCCTAATTATAGGTGCGGTGGTATTAGGGTTATCAGTACTAGCACTAAAACAATTTGGTTGGAGTGTGGCAGATGTTTATTCAGGGACTGCACAAACTATAATTACTTCGGACTCAACAAAACCGGCTACAAATACAACTGTAACATCCGCACCAATAGTGTTAGAAACTAACAGCACAACAGTAGTCAGTGTGTCCCCTCCTGCCTTGCCTACGAACCCTGTTCGAAAAGGAGTGGCTATGTTAGGGCCAAGCGGAGTTTATCTGTATATAGTGGACACAGATGGGCAAACTTCTACACTGGTTTCTAAGAAACTGAAAAAAGAGTTGGTGTATGAAGGTGTAGTTTCAACTGAAGATATTAAAAAGACAATAGGAGAATACATAACTGCTATGTATGATGCCGGTTGTAGTAAAAATAATATTCAATTTATTGTCTCTTCTACTGCCTTAAATGACCCAAAAGTAAAAACCATTGTTGAAGCACTTAAAGGTTACGTAGTGGTGACGCAGACAACTAAAGAATTAGAAGGTCGTTATGCTATTTCAGTAGCTATTCCTCCGCAGTATAGAGGAGATTCTTTCCTGTTAGATGTTACACCTACTATTTGTAGATTGTCATGGTACGAGGGCGGAGTGGTTAAGACACTAGCACTGCCCGGAACTAAATACTATCAGTCAGGAAAACCCGATTCTGAAATTATAACTGAATCGGCAAACTTAGCTAAACAAATTCCTCCTGCAAACCGAAAACATGGTTATGTTATTTGGGCTGCAATTGAAAAATCAGGAACCAACCGATATGCAGCACTTCAAAATTCTTATAGCATTGCGGACAAGAATTTTGTGAGCGGTTTGAATATCATTAACTCGGTAAAGGAAGAATCAAAGGCAGAAATGTTCTTTGATTATGAGTCGGCTTACCCTATGGGATTCTTAATGGAGATTAAATGAAGTTAGTATTTTTGATTTTACTTTTATCGGTAGGTACGTTTGCACAAAGCGGTGACTTTGGTCTTTGGAACGATGTGCAAATTACACATAGTGTAAATAAGAAAGTAGATATATTCGGCGGAGCTAAAATTGAGACTCGCAAGAATAACAAAGAAATTCAAGAACAACGTTATTACGGAGGCGTTCTTGTAAAACAAAGAAACTGGACTTTTCAAGGAAGTTATATTGCAGTTGAACTCGCTGGTAATTATTGGGAACATAGACCAGTTATCACTGTAGGTCGCAAATTCACATATGGTAAATCTTGGACAATTACTCCAAGATTTAGAACGGAGTACAGAATTAGACCTGCTAAGAATGATTTTAGATTTGTTCCGACAGTTACGGTCGAACGTAAACTAGATAAAAAACATAAAGCATATTTTACAGGTGAATTCTATTCGGATAGGCGAAAAAATGACACAAGTAATAACAGAAAAAGGTTATTTTTTGGGGTTAATAGAGTTATAAATAAGAGTCTATCTGTTGACATGTTTTATTTGTATCAGAGAGATGTAGGTGTACTTGTTAAAAACACTAACAAGCTAGGACTTACTTGGAAATTTCGATTTTAAGAACATATGCTTTAGCCCCAAATCAGAGCTAAAGCATATAATTTAATTGACAACTTGGAAAAGTTTTTGTACAATAAAGATATGGTGGGTATCACAGGGTGACCAAGAGTTTTATACACTCTTTAGCAGCAGATTACTGTTTGGAGACGGGTTCGAGTCCCTCGCTCACTACCATAATTTATGGATAAACTAAAAGAAAAAGGTATTTTACTGCACCATAATTTCCGTTCCGAAGTACACGAAGGATTAATAAATAGTATTAATAAATATAGCCGTATAGCTTAAAGGTGGAGCAACAAACTCATAATTTGACGGGTCTTAGTTCGAGTCTAAGTGCGGCTACCAATCATAAATCATAAATATTGACGAATGACTATTAAAGACTTAACACCTGAACAGGCTTTTGAAATTACAAAGTTGTTATTTCCATTCCCTACTTACATAAAATCAGAACTGGAGTTCAACTATTTTAGTGGAGATTATGGAGATTTTGTAGATACTAGAGATGAAGTAGTTTCTGTTAAATTTATCTCCAAACCGTTCCCTCCTAGAGAAACAGATAGAACTATAATTGTTCACATTTATCCAAACTTAGATTTATCCATAGGTGAATTTGAGTTTATAAACTATGAAAACTCTCAAACTTATAAGAAAGGCTATTATACTCACGTAAACTCTTTACCTGTTAGGAATTTGCATATTATTTTTAAGAAATTTACGGAATGGGGGCAGATGGGAGATGAGATAATATCTGAATCAGACTCTGTTTTAAAAGTTACCAAAGTAAATTTAACCAAAGAAGAAATTAATTTACTTACTTTAAATAAACTACTCCCCTCGTATCGTAGAGAAACTATATTTGAAAATATTTGGCAAAGATTAAAAGATAAATTCACATGGAAACACAACAATGGTCAACAATAAAAATCTGCCCTTATTGTAAACATAGATTTACGATACAAGCCTCAGATGTACGTTTTGAAGATTTAAGGCAGCCTTATTTTTTTGTCGCAGATTGGCAGTATTTTGTTAAGTGTAGTGAATGTAACCATAATATACTTTTACATGACATTCCATCACATATAGCTATTTGGATACAAACTAAATTACACACTCCAAAATAAAATTGTAGTGCCGAAATCAGACAAATAGAAGAACAAATAGATGAGCAATTACATCATGAGATTTATACAGCTCCTTTTCAAGAGTGGTTAAATGGCTAGAAGAGAAGCAAAACCTGAAAAAGGAGTTTATTCGCAGCCTAGCTTAATTGATATACAAGCTAAACCTGACGGTCTAGTTATAGACCGTCAAAAGTTTGATGCAATTATAAAGATGAAACTGAATAACGGTCAACCTCTTTATTCTTGTGACGGTCAGACTTTAAGATGTTATATATGCAATACTAATACTTCGCATTCTCTTTTTGTGAAGAATATTTTTTGTATAACATGCAATACAATACACGAAGTTGATTATGATAAGAGCAGTTAATAGTGCTACGCTTACTTTCGAGACTGAAAGTGAGGAAACTCGAAGAGGGAATTGGATTCAGACTTTTTTATCAAAAAAATATTTTCCTCTTGACCCTAGACCAGAAGATGTAGAAATAGAAGATATAGCTCATTCTCTTTCTTTTCTCTGCAGATATAATGGACATATTAAAAAATTTTACTCAGTTGCGGAACACTGCTGGATAATAAGTCATGTAGTCCCTCCTGAACTTGCATTAAAAGGACTGTTACACGACGCATCAGAAGCTTATATGAGTGATATACCAAGACCTTTTAAATATTCAGTAGAATTAAAAAAATTTCGTGAGGTAGAACACTTAAATAGTAAAGTCATATATAATAAATTCGGTTTATCAGACGATGAGCCTGCAATAATAAAAGAATTTGATGGTCGTATAATTACAAATGAGAAACATTCATTATTTAATACTATACATCCAGAATTTACCGACACTCTGCCCCGTATAAAAGGTATACGAATTAGAGGATGGTCTCCTAAGACCGCAAAATTGCGTTATTTAGAGAGGTTTAATGAACTATATAAAAGTTAAAAAATTAGATAACTCCGCAATTCTTCCGATTAAAGGGAGTGAAAAAGCAGCAGGGTATGATTTATGTTCTAATGAAAATTTTATATTGTCTGCCGGAGAACGAAAAGCGATTGGTACAGGTATTGCATTAGCTATTCCAATAGGCCATTACGGACGTATAGCTCCCCGCTCAGGCCTCGCATTCAAAAATGGGTTGGATGTATTGGCAGGTGTAATTGATGAGGATTACAGGGGCGAGATTAAAGTAATACTTCTTAACACAAGTGACTCAAATTTTACTTCTTATAAAGGTGATAGAATAGCTCAATTAATAATAGAAACTATCTCTCATCCTGAAGTACAAGAAGTGATAGATTTAGACGAAACAATTAGAGCAGATGGAGGATTTGGCTCAACTGGAGTTAGGTAAAAATGAGTGAAATATGTAAAAAATGTGATGTAGGAATATCATCTACAGATTATCATTCTGAAGACTTGATTTGTAGTTCTTGTCTCTATGCAGTACAGACTTATAGGCTTATAGACGCAGAAAAAATTATAAAAGCTTTAATTCAACGGTGTGATGTGCAAGAAGCGTCTGAATTAGCTTTTGAGTACGAGGACAAATATTTAGGAGAGGAAACATGAAACAAATGTTAGTAATGAGAAAAGACCTTAACTGTCGAAAAGGAAAACTTATTGCACAAGGTGCTCATGCTTCTACAAAAGCACTTATTGAGAATTTATCAGATTATGATGTAAGAATGTGGTTAGCATCTGGTATGTCAAAAATTGCAGTTAGTGTTGATAGTCTTGAAGAGTTAGAAAAAGTAGTAAAGAAAGCCTCCGATGCTGGTTTAATTACTGCAGTTATATGCGATGCCGGTAAAACTGAGTTTCACGGAGTCCCAACTATTACGTGTGCAGCTATTGGGCCTGCATCTAATGAAAAAATTGACCCGATAACAGGAGATTTAAAATTATTATGAACAAACAGAAGTTAGTTGTCGCTCTTTTATTAGACGAATCTGGAAGCATGACAGGAAATAAAGAATTGGCTCTTAATGCAGTTAATGAGTATATTCAAACATTAAAAAATGAATATAAGACTTCTCCAGAAAAAGGGAAAATTTATTTAAGTTTTATTACTTTTAATTCAGGATACGGTAAGAATCACGAGAATGTAAAGATGATTTACAATCTCAGTGATATTACTGAAGTTGAAATTGTTCCAAAATCTGCATATAATCCGAGCGGAGGAACTCCTCTTCTTGAAGCTATTACAAAAACAATAGAATCATTAGACGAAGTTGAATCTAAAAATCCATTTACAGGTACAGCACTTACCGCATTTATGGGAGATGATTCAACCGAAACAAAAATTGTAATGGTTGTTCAAACAGACGGTGAAGAAACTCAGTGGGGTACAAAATACACTAAAGATAAAGTTGCCGAATTAATCAAAGATAGAGAATCTAAAGGTAATTGGACTTTTGTGTTTTTAGGAGCTGGTATTGATGCTATCTCTGAAGGTATGAACATGGGTATAAAAGCAAACAGCTCTTATGCTTTCGAAGGGACTGCTAGAGGTGTAGGCTCGTATGGAAGTACTTACTCAGCGGCAGCCTCTTTAACAGGAAGTATTCGTAATTCGTCCGCAATGTCAGTAAATAATGTATCCGAAATTTTAAAAACATATGCAGAAAAGCATAATGCCAAAGAAGAATTAGTTGTGTCTAAATCTGACTTTAAAGCTAAACTTAAAAAATAAAATGAATAAAGTAAAACAACTTGAAAATATTCGAGAGAAAGCTGTTGCTTTAAGTCTAGAGCAGGATAAACTAGTTAATGAAGCACTTCAAATCACAGGTGAGCTTTGTTTGAATGGGTTTACTTTTGATTACGTTCTTAATGATTTTTGTACGGCAGAAGAACTACTTGAAAGATTTGATAAAACTGTTGAATAATTATGAAATTATAGGCCGTTAAAATGAAGCAAGTTATAATTATCAGGAAGGATTTGAACATAAGGAAAGGAAAATGTGTGGCACAGGGAGCACCTAACCGAAGTAAACCGAACCTGACTTGGGATAAGGTTAACGAGATTCGTAATTTACTTATCAAAAGAAAACTAACTCAAGCGGAAATAGGAAATTTATTTTTAGTTCCACAAACTATTGGACTTATTAAAAATAATAAGATTTGGAGGATAAATATATCAGATACTTGGGCAACAAAAGTAGAATATCTAAATATCTTGCACCTATATTAACAGAACACCTGAATGGGGAGAATTGGTATATAGAGCCGTTTGCAGGTGCGTTTGGTATGATTAGTAATATAAATTATCCTAATCGTATAGCTTATGACAAGGATAAGTATATTATAGCTTTAATGAAAGCAGTTAGAGATGGTTGGACTCCTGATTTTTGTAGTGAGCTTAAGTATCAAATGATAAAAGACAGTCTCACAGGAAAAAATGACCTTGAATTTTCTGATGAAGAGATAGGTTTTGCAGGTTATGGGTGTAGTTTTGGAGGGAAGTGGTTTGCTGGTTTTGCACGAGGAGGAATCTCTGGAGGTAAAATACGAAACCATTCATCTGAATCCTCTCGTAATCTTGTTAAAATGCGTCCTAAACTTCAAGGTATAAAAATTCAAGTTTCAAATTATGAAGATGCTAAATTAGGGGAAGGAAATTCAGTGTATTTAGACCCTCCTTACTCAACTGGAACAAAATATAAATCCGAATTTGACCATAATTTATTTTGGGAGTGGGTGCGGAATCAGTCTAAAGTAAATTATGTATATACATCTGAATATAACTCCCCAGAAGATTTTATACCGGTCTGGGAAAAAGAGCATAAATCAGGAATACATCACGGATTTACTGAACACAAATCTACAATAGAGAAATTGTTTATTTGGAACAACGAAAAAAATTTAATAAGACTTAATAAGGAGAAATAGAATGTTTAGTAATGATTTTGCATATGATAAACTTTATAAAGAATTAGTACTCCCTAAAAGAAGAGTAGGTTTAATTGTAAGTGTTGAAAATAAAAGGCAGATAATGTCTTTACTTAGAAGAGATTTAGCTCTTGAATCTTCGAGACCTCTAGAGACCCCGATAGAAGTATTCAATTGTCCTAATGACTCGTTTTTAACAATATATACAATGTCATCTAAACCTAATGATATGCTAAATAGTCTTACTTAACTTCATAAGAAATCTTATCATGTTTAATCTTATTTTAGCAAATGATTTTGTATTTTACTTGACAAACATTTAATTTCAGTTTACATTTTATTAAATGAAGTTAAGTGAATACGCAAAATCAAAAGGTGTTTCCTACATTACAGCCTACAGATGGTTCTGTAATGGTGATATTGATGGCGTTCGTATGCCTAGCGGCACAATCATCATAAACCCTGAAAATCAAGTTTCTTCTTCAAACAAAGTTTGGATTTATTGCCAAGTTTCTTCGCCTGATAAAAAGAACGACCTTGAACGTCAGGCAGAACGTTGTACTATTTTTGCAAATGCTCGTGGATACGAAATAATGTCGGTCACTAAAGAAATAGCATCTGGAATGAACGATAGCCGAAAAAAATTATTTAAACTTATTGATGAAAATCCAACGAGAATTTTAGTAGAACATAAAGACCGATTAACACGATTTGGATTTAATTACTTTGACAAACTGTTACCTAAACTTGGTTGCGAATTAATTGTCATGAACAGAGACGAAAATGATAAAGACGATTTAGTTAAAGATTTAGTCTCTGTTGTAACTTCATTTTGCTGTAAGTTATACGGTCTAAGACGTGGACAACATAAAGCAACTAAAATAAAACAAGAAATAAATGATTAGAAACTCCAAACACAGTATCAAATTTGCTAACAAGAGAAAACTAAAAATTTATCAAGAATTTTTGAGTGAATACTCCCGCGTTGGACAGATAATCTTAAATGATATTTGGGAAAACGGCTATCAAGACTTTTCTATTCAAAAAGAACAGTATATCTTACCTAAATTTTTAGATTACAGTCATTTTAAACTTGATACAAAACTTAGTGCTAGAGCTTTGAGCAGTTTAGTTACTCAAGTTAGTGGTACAATTCGAGCTGTCTGTAAAAAATTATACTTAGGTCAAAAAGTTTCAAAACCTGTAGTTAGTTTTAATCCAGAATTAAGTTCTAAATGTATTGACATTCAACAAGATACAAAAACCTTTAGTTACTTTATAAAATTAAAATCAACAGGGTTTCCTATTATTAAAATTCCGTTAAAAGGTACTAAAATTTCAGATAAATGGTCAAGTGGGACTTTAATGACTTCCGTATCCCTATCTAAGACATATATTTCACTACGGTTCGATGTACCTAACTCATTAAAATCTGAAGGAGAGATTGTTGGAGCAGACACAGGAATAAAAACTATTGTAACTTTTTCTAATGAAAGTACAAATAATTTAGTTGACAATCATTTACACTCTTTAGACTCAATCACAAAACAATTAAGTAGAAAGAGAAAAGGTTCAAAAGCGTTTAGACGCAAACAAGAGCATAGAAAAAACCATATAAATTGGTTTATAAACAAAATCAATTTTTCAAATATCAAAGAAATTAAACTCGAAAAACTTTTCAATATCGGATTTAAGAAAAGCAAATCGAGATATTTAAGCCACTTCTGTAACACGTTGATACGAGATAATATAAAACGAAAAGCTGAGGAACAAGAGGTTCTTGTAACTGAGCAAAGTAGTGCTTATCGAAGTCAAAGGTGTAGCAATTGTGGTTTAGTGCGAAAGGCAAATCGAACTGGTAAAATTTATAACTGTAATAGTTGTAAAGTTATGATTGATGCGGATTTAAACGCTGCAAAAAATCACGAAATAGAATTACCAGAAATCGAAATGTCATTTCGTATACAACGGAAAAATCTAGGTAAAGGGTTTTATTGGAATCCTACTGGGTATTTTGTTGTAGGAGAGGATTCCAGAGTACCTCTTTCTAGTAAATAAGATAAGATTTGTATAAATTTTATCTAACTCTTTGATATGGAAACTCATTACATAGAATGCACGAAACGTAGAGAACGTGGAGAACAAGGAGAGACAGATAACCTGCTCAACTTTCTTGAATTACATCAATATTGTGCAGACTCGTTTGATTATCCTCGTAGTAAGGACTTAATGTGGAGTGATAAACTTAACACATTTGTATAAATGTCTTGACAAAAGATAATTTTAGTGGTATACTCTTATATATGATTAATACGAAGCTTTACAAAGTCGATTCGAAGGGGAAAATTCGGGAATGGTTTATTACGGTAGTAGATAAAGACACCCATGCATCTATTATTACGACCGCTGGACTACAAGACGGCAAGAAGGTTGAAACAATTATTGATTTTTATGAAGGTAAGAATATTGGAAAATCCAACGCTACAACTTACTTTGAACAAGCTATTATGGACGCTACTTCTTCGGCTGAACATAAGTTACGCGGAGAGTATAGATTAGATATATCAGATGCAAGTAAAGGAGAGTTACGAGGTGGTCGTGCTCCTATGCTTGCTCAAAAATATCACCCTGAAGGAGCTGAATCAGGTAGCAAAACATTAACTAAAATGGGAATTGAATATGATGTAATCCATGTTCAGCCTAAACTTGATGGTTTACGTTGTATTGCCACTGTTAATGAAACAGAAGTTAAATTGCGTACACGAGGTGGGGATGCTTTTGAGCCTATTCCACATATTGAAGCAGAGTTTAGAACGAAGTACGACATATTTAATCTTACAGGAGAGTATGAATTCGACGGAGAACTCTACTCAACGGAAATCACCTTCTCTGAGATAAGTGGAACTCTCCGCAAACAGAAGAAAACTGAAGAGCATATAAACAAACTTAAATATGTTAAGTTTCATGTATATGACACGATGTCCTCTGCAGGATACGGAGAAAGATATAAATTTATAAACAGTATTTTTGGACATAAAAATGATGCTTGTCCTATACAGTTGATACCTTCTTATGAAATTGTTGCAACGGATGAAAATATTTTACTAAAAATGAGACAATTTCTGGATGAAGGAAATGAAGGTCTTATGATTCGTACTTTAGACACTCCTTATGCTAACAAACGAGATTGGCAGCTATGTAAATTCAAATTTTTCTTAGATGAAGAGTATGAATTGTTCGATATTCTCCCTGAAAAACGTGGAGATATAGTAGGAACGTTTGTAATGAAAGCAAAAGCACCTTATCTTGACCGTAACGGTAAGATGAGTGAGACGTTTGGCACAGGTACAAAAGATTTAACACATGCGGAAGGAGCAGAGATGCTTAAGAATAAACATCTATACATTGGTAAACAAGCAACTATACGTTTTCTAGCGTATACTGATTATGGAATCCCACTTATGGGTAAATTTGTTGGGATTAGAGAAGATTTGTAGAGGTAAATAATGGTTAAAGATTTAGTTATATTAAAGTTTTCAGCTTCTTGGTGTGCTCCTTGTAAGGTTTTGCAAAAGAATTTAAATGGACTAAGTAAAAAAGTTGAATCAATAGATATAGACAATGACCCAACTCTTTCCGAAAAGTATAACATTCGATGAGTCCCTACTATTATTTTTATGAAAGACGGAGAAGAGGTAGAGAGAATAGTAGGAGTAGTCAGTAAAGAAACAATAGAAAAAGTAATAACCGAATGGAACTAAATGAAAGTTTCTGTAAAATTAGATACAGAGGAGTTAATAGTTATTACAGGAGTTGAAGGTACAATGGAATGCATTGAATATTATCATGTAGTAGAGCAAAACATTGTATATAAATTCAGTAAAAACAAAATTCTTTACATTATAGAAGAAGAGGAGTGACTCTTCTTTATTCTTGAAAATTAAATATTTGTCGTTGACTAATAAGATATTTTGCTTTATTATTTAAATATGACAAAGAAAAAATCAACTGCAAAAACAAAACGCAAAATCGGAGAAGAGCCTCCAGTTCTGTCAGCAAAAGATGAAAAAGTTTTAGCTAGAGCATGGGCTGCAGAACGTAAACGTACCACTAAAACTAAAAAGAAAAATAATTAGGAGAACAGTTTTATGGGCGGAAGAGGAAGTTACGCATTACGAAGAACGGTTAGAGCAAGATTTCAACAAGCGTCACAAAGACCTGCAGTCAGACGTGCTATTACTCCTGTACCAGCAAGACGACCTGTAGAACGTGGAACGGGTGGAGGCGGAGAGGTTACATTTACAGGAGATGTTAGAGTATCTTCTGGCTCATTAAATGAATCTGAAATTAGCTCTATTTTAGGAAGAACTGTATCTCATAAAGATATAACACGCATGATAGGAGCACCTGATGGTTCTAGTGTCAGTATTTCTATTGGCCCAAATGGCACAGTCAGTACTCGAACAAATCACCCGTATATTTCCGCTCAGGAAAGGGTTATTAGAAAAGACTCTGACGGAAGTGTGTCTATATATAACGCTTATTTTAGGACAAATACATCTGCTCCTAAAGGTACAGGTTCTCGTATATTTGCAGCACAAGTATCACAAGCACGAGAGTTAGGAGTCAGTAATATTAAAGTTAGTGCTGCTGGTGACCCACGTAGCAGGACTTTTAATGGGTACACTACTTGGGCAAAACTAGGATATAATGCAAATTTAACAATAGGACAACGAGCAAGTTTACCTTCTAATTTAAGTAAAGCTCGTACCCTCAATGAACTCCACTCTTTAAGCGGCGGAGCAGCTTGGTGGAAAGCTAACGGTAATGATTTTAGTGGGACATTTAACCTACAAAGAAACTCTCCTCAAGTACGAGTACTTGACGCATATTTCCGAAGTAGAAATCTAATCAGTCCTTTACGTTTTAAAGGAGATAGGTCAACGACAGCAGAACGAGCTAGATTAAGAAGGAGCAGAAGAAGTTAATATATGAAAGAAGAAGATTTACCAGATGATGTAATAGATGGTATAGATATAGATGACGAGGATGAAGTTGCTATCATACAGGCATGGGAAAAAGTTGCACCTGTCTTTGAAAAACAAATGAATGAATATCCAGATGATAGTAAAGAATTAGAGACTTATAGAAAAGAGCACGGTATAAAAATTATACCTGAATAAAAATAAAGGATACCAAATTTGGTATCCTTTATCTTGTGTTATTTTATTTATTCCAGTTGAGATGAATCTTCTTTCATACCATTTAAAAAATCTATCTGATTTTAATTTTTTATGTGCAGATAAATCTTTTATACTAATTTCAAGAAGTTAGTGATATTTGCGTAATAATCTGTCTATTTCATATCCATCTGCTTCAATAATTATTGAAGATTTGTTTGGAAGCATTATTTTAAAATCCATTATTTGTCCTCCGACTCTATTAAACCTCTATAAATTACCGAATGTTTTTCAGAGTAAGGTGCGTTTTTATTAGTATCTTCTCCGGACTCAAATTCATATTCTGTGCCTCTAACAAAACAAGAAGCTTTACTAGAATTAATAGTTTGTTTGATTACAGGTATTTGCTCTACGTTGAATATTCCATTTTTACCGTATTCAATTATAGAGAACCCTAAAACCCAATCAGTAAAATGAGCGTAATCTGGCTGTAAATCACTCATACAGGGGTTTGCCCATGCACCACACACCTCTCCTTCGTAATTTCGTTTTGTATAACTCTGAAGTTTGTGATGATGTCCAAATATTACATTCGTACCTAGCCTATCAAACTTAGATTTAGCTATATTTGTACCACCTCCAGCTATCTCATTTCCGTGTAGATGCCATAATTTTCCTATTTTAGTTCGGGTTCCGTTAGGTATCCATTTAATTTTTAATGAGTCTAACTTAAGCAAACTTTTCAACTCTAAAGCTTCCAAACAAGAAAGTTCTTCTGCCTTAGAATGTAAATACTTGGTAAGACGTTGCTCATGATTACCTTCCAACAGCACTATTTCCGCTTTTGGCACGGCTTTTCTTATTTTAGCAAGCTCCTCATGAGCGTAATTCAAGTCTTGCTGAAGAGTTAGTTTACGTGAGGGGTCTCGGTCATATTTTGAGACGGCATAGCAATTATGAGAAGCAAAACCTTCAGCTATATAAGTTTTAGAGGATGTTTCAATCATTACAATCTCTTCAACTCCTAAATACTCTACTTTCATAACACTAGCCCTTTGTTTATCTAAGCCTCGGTATCCGTCAATTGGGGCATCAGAAACCCATTTTTCCGTGAATCGAGGGATATTAAACATGCCTAGAAACTTTAGATAATCCCAAAATCCGCCCTTTATATTTAATTGCTGAACTGTTCTGTGTTCATTTTGGGTAGTGTAGATAGAAAATCCTTTATTTAGTAGATAATTACTAACATTATCCATAAATGCATTAGATTTTTGAGAAAATGCTATGTGTCCAAAATTATTTTGCTGTTTATTGAAAGTAATATGCCCTTCTCCGTCAAATGCGGCAGCAATATAGCCTGACTCATAATCATGGGACTGCTCCCATACATCACAAGGTTTGCACAGTAAAACAGGTTGATGTTTATTGGAGTTTATACGTTCCGCAATTTCTTGTGTAGTGAACCATTTAAGAACTCCACGGCTCTTATTACCGCCCCACCCTAACCATTTATGCCCAGCAGAGCTTTTTAACTCGGTTCCATCATCCATATAGAGTTTGTAAACCGGCTGCAAAGCTCTTCCCAAATTTGTGATTGTAGAGTTTCTAAGTTTTCTAGGCTGATTACGCCCCATAGAGGTTGCACCAACTCCGAATTCATCAAAACCTATAAGGTTTTGCCCGATAACGACCTCTCCCGCTGGAATCCATTTTCCAGTTGAGGTTAAAATTTTAGTGTCTGGGGTGACACAATCGAGTATGTCGCCTCCAAGAAAAACTAAATCAGGTTTAAGTTGTTTTATTACCTCTAAGGTTAACCCCCACCCAGCTTTATCTTGAAATGGTAGATGCACATCACTTATAAAAATTTCTAACATAATAATTCGTATAACTTGCGTTTGTTCACTTTCCAGTTTATACTGTCTGTATGACTAGAAATGAATATCGAAAAGAATGGCGTAAACAAATGAAAGTAAAAGGTCTATGCACTAACTGCGGATGTAGACCTAACTATAACTCCTTTAATTTCTGCGAACCTTGCTACATTAAGCAAAAAGACTGTAGAGAAAAACTTAGAGAATCTCGCAAAATCTCTAAATCTTGTAGAGAGTGTAACGAACCTGCTATTACTGATGTTTATTGTAAGACTCATATAAATCTTCTTACTCAGTCTCAAATTAAAATGTTTGAGAAAGGCTACTTTGCAAAGTATAATTGGAAACTATTTAAACAAGTTCTTGAAATGTACGGAACAAGTTGTAAGTGTTGCCAAGAATCTAATCCAGCTTTTCTTACTGTAGACCATATTAATAACGATGGTAATGTAGAAAGAAAAACTTCGTTTCGTAACAATACGTACAGCAAGTTACTTAAACATAAAAGAGATGATATACAAATCCTATGTATGAACTGTAATTTTGCAAAACATAGAATAGGTATATGTCCTCATCAACTCTAAGGGAAGTGAATATCTGATACAAAAATTTCTAACATAAATAAATTCCTTGTTTTTGAATCTTATCTTTTATAGTATATCATAAATATAAGAAAACAATCAAGTTAAATGTTTTTAGACAGTTTCAACTTCTTCAGTATGAGAAAAGCCTCCCAAGAAATCACCTGAGATAAGTTCAATCGCTCTACCTTCACTCATAGTATAATCACCTTCTGTAAGTCGAACTATATTTACGGCTTGATTAATTATATCACGCTGCTCTTCAGTAACTTTTATAGGAGGAGCCATGACAGGTTTTTCATCTTCTACTGATTTAGAGTTATTTCCTTCAAGAAAATCCGTAAGTGCTGTGGAGCTGTCAGGTTCTTCTTGTACAAGCGGGTCTATTATGTCATTAGAAAAGCCTATGGCTTTCCAGTCTTGGAGTGGGTTCCACTGAGCCATGTCTTTTATGTGTCGGGTAAGAGTTGATAAGTCCCAATCTGATTTACTCGCTATCTGATTGTCGGCAATTCCGTATGCACGTGCCTCTTCAACGGATAAATCTGTTGTAATTATTGATATTGAGTCCCAACTCAGTATGTCACGAGCAGCTAAATGGGTTCCATTGCCTGCTACTATTACGTTATCTTTACTTACAATTAAAGGTTTTTGTTGTCCAAATCTCTTCAAACTAGCGGCTATATATTCTAGCTGTTCGTCGGAATGGGTTCGAGCGTTTTCAGGGTCTTGAAATATTGAATCAATGTCTACTGTGACAGTTTTTAATTCATTCATATAGATTACAACAGTTTAGATGGGAATAGTTTAAATAAGGTGAGATAGTTTAGGGCAGAATTTCTTCTGCCCTAAAGTTAGTTAATTTTTTGGTGAGCTTCTACGATACACCTTACCAAGCGGTTTATCGCTTGTTTGATGCTCTCTTACACCACTTGCGGTCTTAAGAGGCTGCCCTTTACCGATTGTACCACTACTGGACGATGGTTTAACTGTATGATGACGTGCAGTTGAAATACCTTCAATCTGCTTTCTTCCGTCTCTAGCAACACTATGGTCAGATACTAACGCACTTCCTCCAGTGGAAGATAGTTTAGTTGACTTGTATTGAGGTGTAGCTTTAACTGCTTTATTTCTTGCCATAATTATTCTCCTTTTGCAAAAGATACCTGTATAATAGCACTTATCTAGAGTTATTTCCAGTATTACTGCAATTATTTTTTAATTTTTGCATTTCGTCTTTTAAAACTTTTAATTCTTCCGAATGTTCTTGAGTTAACCTAAGAATTTCATCTCCTACTGTTTTTCGAGATTCAAGACCTGTTTGTAAGTCTGAGTTTTGAGTGTAGCTTGTAAATGTACTCATTAAAAACCCTACTACTAAAAACAGTAAAACCGCAACTACTAATTTATTTGAATTTGATTTATTTACTTCCGGCATAACTTACATTTCTCCTTAAACTTACAACCTCCGCTATACTTTTTGGCAGACTAAGCTTTTCATATTGCTTATATGTGTTTCGTCTGTCATTTACAAATTCTTTGCTGATAAGTTTATCATTCTCACAAGAAGTTTCCATAGAGGTCTGATATATAAATTCACATAACTCTGGTAAATTCTCCATCGCTTCTGCTTTATCTAAAAATTTACATCCAATAGCTTCGACTACGGATATAAGAATATTACTATTATAAGAGCTGAGGAAGATTATAGAAATAAGAGGGTCAAATTCATGTATTAAATAAGCTATTGTTGAGCCAGTTATGTCTGGGAATTTTAATCCTAATACGACTGCATCAAAATATTCCGAATTTATTTTGTTTATTATATCTGTTCCTGTACTAGCTAAAACAAAATTATACTTATCACATGCTTCTGCACAGTGTGCTATTTTTTCTAAATCATCTTTATTGGATTGTGCTAATAACACCTTTGGTCTATATTCAGAGCAAGGCGTACCTTCAATCTCATCTTTATGGAACATTATTATTCGTCCGCTCTTATATTAAATTTTGATTTTGCTTTAGGAGATAGGCCTTTATCTTCCCTATAACGATTAACTTCTTCCTCTAAAGCCTCTATTAGTTTAGCGTTGTTCTTAAGTGTGTGTAAATCTGCAACTGATATTTCAAGAAGTTGATGATGCTCTCTCATAAGCATAGTTTTATCTTTCTCTACATCATTTTTATCTTTTTCTAGTTTTTCTAACTGTTTTTGCAGTTCTTTATTTAGAAATTGAGACTCATCTTTTTCTTTGATTATTTCAACTAATTTTTTTTCATTTACTTCTAGTAAATCTTTTCGTCCACTTGATATATTTTGTAGATAACCAGAAAAGAAGTACATGAGAGCTACAAGTACAGCTACTACCCACCCTATTATTGTCCACCCAGAAGGTAGTCCAGAAGGCCACTGTGCGGTATTAGTCGCTTGAAGCAAAAATATGGTAAGTATATACATCATTACATTTTCTCTAAGTCAGTTATATTTTCAGCTAAAACTTTAAGCTCTCTTCTTATTTTTTCTAGTGAATTAAGGGCTTGTTGTCTGTTTGTATCAGACGTTCTATGAATCTCTGAATCTTCTATTGTCGATACAGGAATTCCTTTATCCGAAAGAGTAGTGGCCAGCTCGTCATGCTGTTGTTTAAGAATCTCTATATGGTTATTAACCTCATCAGTCCATATATCTAAATGGTCAGTAAGTAAAGTAATCTTTCTCTCAGCTTCTGCCTTATCTCTAAGAACTTTATCCCATTCTAATCGAGTAGGTACATTCATTATATCTTTGAAGTATCGAATATACATTATAACTGTACCTAGCATGCTAGATGCAGTTATAAGTTTAATCGCTCCATAGACCCAAAACAAAGGGATAAAAAATAAACCTATTTTAGCAGCAAACAATACTCCGCAAAGTGTTAGAAAAAGTATGAACCAAATTACCACTCTTTTATGACCTGTTGAAAAAAACCCCTGAGTTTTTGCACCATAGGCAGTTAAAACAGCTATTACAAAAAAAGAAATAGAAAGTACAGCTCCAGAACCTATAATGAGAGCTATAACAAGAGGATTATTGTCAACTGCCCATGCAATTGTATGCCAGTCATCCCCTGTTTGACTCATCCAGTACCAAAACCATTCTATCCAACTAGTATTACTCATTAAAATATTAATGCTCCTGCAGCAGCTCCTACTATCCCCATAATCAAACTACGTCTATCCCGAGATTTTCTTAGTTTATCGTTTTCAGTACGTAATCTATTAACTTCAGCTTTATAGTCAAATATTTGGTCTTTATACATAGTTTCAATTTTAACATCTATATTTCCGGCTTCAGTTCTAAACTTTAAAGCTTCTTTTAAATCTAGAATACGAGACTCTTGAACTCCATCTAATTTTTTATAGACCTCAATAGTAGATTTTTGTTCTGCTATAATTGTATCTTTTGCTGTATTTTCAGTACGTAATTTTTTAATTTCAGCTATCATTTGAGCTCTTTGTATTAAATCGAACTCGTCATCTGTTTGGGCTGATACATTAATTGTACAAAACATTAAGACCGCAAATATACTCAATAAATATTTTTTCATACTTACTCCTTGAACTTGGCACAATAATTAACTCTGCATGGATAGCCTTGTGCTGCACTTTCTTGACACTGAAATTGACATAACTCTAATTTAGAAATTTCACCTGTTTTAACTTTCTCAATAATTTCAAGATTTTCAGAATATTCTTTAATGGCTCCATCTATTTTATCTTGTGCAGCTTGTATATTTACTCCGCGTTTTGCAGCTTCTTGTCGTAATAAATCCGCCTCTAATATTTTACCCTGCTCTCGTGTCTCTGCTAAAACCGCTCTTTGAAGTAAGTCATCTCGTTCTTTAGCTAAACTATCTATTTTTATTTGTTGTTCCGCTATCGCAGAGTCAAATTTGGTACGCTGTCTGCCCTCCCACCACGAGCCTATATCGTCACTTACCCACCAGAAAATTATTATAATGACTAGTGCAGATACAATCCAAACAGGTAAAGGCAAAGATGAAAAAAATCGTTTTAATCCTTCCATGTATACTCCTTCTTATTTTTGATTTCTTTGTTAAAGAATTTTCCTATTGACCACTTCTGTTTTACGTTATCATCCAACGTTCCTTTGATTCGTCTTTTAGTAAGAATATCGTAGCTTCTTTGAATATCAGCAAATTTATCTATTTCAATATTTTTATATTTGTATATTAAATCGTTCTCATAAAATTTTACATATAATTCTCCACTAGTATTATACTGTAATTCTTCTATTGAATCCGAAATTCCTTCCAATCTTAACTTACCCATAATTATCCTATTATATTTTCTAATTCTAATATATCTTCAAAACCGTTATAATTTAAATTAGACTCTAAACTGTACTCAGCCACTCTCGATGGGCTACTCGATAAATAAATATTTAATGCAAATAAAGTACTGTATATAGGTCTTATTTTTTCAAACAGAGTTTGTGCCAGTATCTCTAATGTCCAGTAATTAGGAAGATGAAGTTGTTGATTTAGGATTACACCGAACTTATCCATATCATCGTCATTATTTAAACTTCCTATATCATTCAATTTACTATTTTTAAATATAAGCTGTCCTACAAACTTTAGAAGTCTCCCGTCTTGATTTATTTCAAAAGTAAACTCATGTGCTACAGTATACATAATTTATTATTTATCTGATTCCTCTCTCGATTCAGCTCTTCTATCCACTTTCACATTATATCTGTCTGGCATACTTTTTAATTCAAGTTCTTTAACTGTAATCTGATAAGCATGGTTTTCACGTCTACTTTTATCTACAGCTCTAATTATCAAGTAAACTATTCCAATTATACCGGCTAGAATAACGGCAGCCATTGCAAAGACTAGGAAAAATCTTGCCGAACCCGGGTCCTGTATAGCTCCCCATAACCACGTACCAGCTGACGCTGCAGAAACTCCTATCGTACCAAAAAATCCAGCTATTGTAGTCTTCCAAGTACTCCATCCGCTAGTAACTTCAGGCTGCTTTGGCTCTATTATAACAGGAGGGTCTTGAGGTCTTCCTCCTACAATAGCCTCTCCTTCTTCTGCTGCCTTGTCCGGCACTGGTTCACCTGCTTTTGGAGGGTCTCCTGTGACTTTATTATCTGGTACAGTTTCTTCAGGAACAAGAGGAACAAACTCAGTAAGACCAGCTTCATCAGTATCTTCTATAACTTCTATGCTATCACCCTCCTCCCAACTTCCTCCTGCTGTATTCTCATCCGCAATTCCTTCTGTATTTCCTAAAAAGAAATTTTGTATAGGTGCGGATATATCAACACTTTCCACTTCACCTATTTCAGTAACAGGTTTACTAGAGTTTTCACCGGTCATCCAAACAGACAAATGAGAATCAGTTATAGTAACTCCATGAACAATCATAGGAGTATTTAAATCCCAATTATTTTTAGCTATTAAATCTTCGAACGTTTTCATTCGATAAACTGAATTTCTAACAACTTGCCGTGAACTGCCTGATAGCCACCGTCTACGAGCAGCAACATATTTTTTAATCCATTCTTTTTCACTAGCTGCGGATACTCTATCACGTACCGTTGTCCAACCACCTTGTATCATAGAATCATAGACTACCGCTAAAGACAGTGGGCTAACCCATCCAGAGCCTTCGACCGCATGCACAGCTGGCTCAAAATAATTAACTTCGAATACTTTGTCTTGTGCAAATCTCATAGAAGGGTCATTACCTGACTCTTTTAAAAGTTTCTTTAAATTAGCGTCTTTTGCGTATTTATGACGTTGAGCAGGGGTTTTTAAGCCGGATAAATATTTTTCTAACTCTTTTGATACATTAGAATTAGATATGTCACAGTACATCTTAACTATCTTATACAGAGAGCCAGATTTATGAGTAGATTGGTGAGAACCGAAAGTGATACCAGCATCGTCACTTAATACTACAAGAGCAGAATAATTTCCTACAGGTTTTCCAGTTTCGTGACAAGAAACTATGGCTTTAACAGCCGCTTTTTGCTTTTTTGTAAATGCCATATATTATTTCTCCTTAATAGGTTTTGCTCTTGCTTCTGTGATAGATAAAACATCTAAACTTAAATGATAAATCTGTCCAATCTCATATCGTGAGGCTTCTTCTGAATCGTATACATTGAAAGTGAGAGCACCATTTAAATTATATTTTATTTGTACTGGTTCTGTCAAGTCGTCTTTTTCTAGTGTTGGTTTACCTATTGTATTAGGAGTACCTATCGCCGCTCCTACGGCAAATTGTGGTGTAATTGTCTGATTAATAATTGGCTGAAAAGTAATTTCAGATACTATTACATCATTTACAAAATCTTGTGTTTTTCTAATACATCTAACTTCTACATTAATCATTATGTTATATTCCTCTTGAATTATTTAATTCTTTTATCTTTTTAGTTATATATTCTCGTCCGCGAACTTGAAAATAATTATCTAAAGCCGTACTTTCATCAGGCATAGACTCCGAAGGATAAGCTATGACCTTCCAATCATCAGGATTCTCTAAAGTCGAGTCTTCTTTAATATCAGAGTCAGGATAAGCCTCTATAAATTTATCTATTCCATCTTCAGTTTTTGATGTTACATAAACTTGTACTTTCTGAGAAGACTCATTGAAAGCAATTTCTGATTTACTGAAAGGAGGGTTTATAAAATCTAATTCTATCTGTGGGATGTCATAGACCCCTAATATAGCTATTAAATCATACTCATCAATATTATCAGGTTTAGTTGTTAGTTCAGTATTTAATTTATCCATTATTAATCAGCTTTTCTGTTATGTGACAGAATACCTCTTGCAATATATGTATGGTCTTCGGACTCTAAATGGAAGGTTATAACATTATACACTCCCACTTCATATGTAATTTCAGATATAGTGTCTTGTACAATTTTATTGTTTATTTTATCATATGTTAGTATACCATCACCTATATTTAAACGGTAAGCAGAAGTGCCTTTATAATCGCTCCAATTAGTAATTAATTTGTGTGACCTTGAACAGTATAAACTATTTCCATTAGTAGTTATAACATGATAAAGCATAGAGGTCTTTGCTTTTATTATATGTTTAACCGAACCGTAGGCAGTTTTACCGGTAAGGGTATCAGTACCCAACAATCTGTCCCCTATTTTCACATCAAGTGCGTCAGTTTCTACGATGTCTTCTTGAGGGTTTATCGAAATAACTGTTTCAGTTTCTAGTATGCAGGTGTCATTTTCATCATATTGATTAGTTGAACCAAAGGCAACTACTGACCAGTTAGCCCCATTATCTCCGCTAACTCTAGCTCTATAATCTGCACCACTTAACAAACCTCCTATAACTCTAGGTTTTCCTCCAGACCCGTCTGCAGTATTTGCATTATGTATTGGGCTACTAAAAGTAGTGTCATAGTAATTAGCTAATTGCACACGATGAGTAGTTGCTCCTCCATTTGCTGTCCAATTTACACGAATTGCGTAATATCCTACAGCTGTAACACCCACATTTGTTGGAACAGTAGTAGGAGGACTAGAAGCTTGAGTTGTTACTGTAATAGTATTCGACCAATCAGAGTAATTCGCCCCAGCATTATAATTATTACGTGCTCTATATGAATATGTAGTGTTTGTAGCTAAACTTGTATGATTAGTGCTTGTCCCTGTAAAACCAGACCCTAGTTGAGTATCTGTATCAGTAGGAGTACCAACACCTACTACATAAAATATTTCAGTTTTTGTGTACCCTGCACCGTCATTTTTAACCCAAGAAAGGTTAATTTGTGATGTAGATACAGACGCACCAGATAGTGTGCTAGGAGCTCCATAAATACTCACAGTTGGAACAAGTAAGAAAGTCCTACAGTAAGCATAATTACTCCAACCATATATTACAGATGTAGATTGAGCCATAAACTCATATCTAACATTAGACTGTAATCCTGTGACATCTTTTGTACCAGTTGTAACAGTTGACCCAAATGGAATCCAGCCGCCTAAATATTCTGTTAAAACTGACGTGCCTCCTGTTAAAGAAGCAGGGGTAACACTCATAGAAGTATGAGTGTTAATCAAATTTCCGTTAAACGTGTAAGTATAATCTCCAGATGTGTCCACACCTGATACACTTATCTCTCCTACGTCTACACTTGATAAAGCTTCTAATGCTGTTATAACAGTTGCTTTAGACGCATTATGATTTAAAGCACTAGTTGTTTGTCCATTAACTGTTAAAGTACGAGTTCCACCTGTGCCTGTCATATTTTCCACATACGCAGTATAGTATCCTTCGTAACCATCAGCTTTATAAAGTCTATAATAAACTTGATGAGCAGCAGACGGGTAATTAGCAGCGTTAATCCAACTAACACGTACAGAATCAGTAGTTAAAGGTATCGCAGTACATTTTGTAGGGATATCAAACACACTAAACCATTCAGGCTGAGAATATGAAATATTTGGGCTTTGAGGAGCTTCAATCCATGTGCTCCCTCCTTTATCCATCCAACCTGCTTCAGAGTACCAAACTGGACGAGAATACCCATATAAATTTTCAAACTCAAGACTGAAAACAGCTTCTTGCTGTAAATCAGTATGTGCTCTAGGAATAAATCCTGAGAATATGTTACCTCTACCTGCCCAAGGAGAGTCTACCTGTTTTACAACTTCTCCGAATTTATTATATACACGGACACGAGCACTGCGTAAAGAGTCCATGTTCTTAGTAGCATTGCTCTTATAATCAGATACAGTTACTGATAATGTCATAAAAGACATATCATCTTCCCAAACAGTGAAGTACGTATCAGATGAAATGCTGGTTATCTGATTAGATGGCACTGTATAGTCGTTTCCTCTATACCGGTTGTCTTGACGAACTGCCTGCGTAGCTAATTTAACCGTATCTTCCAGTCTTTGTCCACGAACTGTTATACCTGAGTTAAATTCTCCTGCACCAGACGAAGAAGCCGTAAATAAAAGCCCATTTACAAGCGTATCTGGTTCGTATAAGCAGACCTTACCGCGAAGAGGGTATGTTATCGGTGTAACCGTACTTTCATAGAACACAGCCCCGTTTTTTCGGTATTTAACTATATTGCCTTCTATTGATACTCTAAACACATCTCCTACTGCAGAAGTAGTCATAGTACCCATATCTGAGCCGGACTCAAAAACTTTAACTATATTTGATAAAGCTTGTATAGCAAAAGATACTGTGCTAATTGCAGGATTAATCCAAGAAGCGTTAGAGGTTATACCAAAAAATAGTCTTTTTGAGTCGTTGGTGACGGCTGCTTGGAACCACCCATCCCCTGCTGCTATTGTTTGTTCTGTAACTACACTTGTGTCAAAAGCAGAAGCACCTCCTCCACTTTTTTGCACCATACTTCCTATATTTAAGTCACTAGATATAGTACCAGCGTCATAAGCTGTATCCCAAATAGGCTCATCACTAAATATAGAAGAACCAGTAAGAGGGTTCAACCTCCATCCTTGTCCAAAACCTTCCTGAACCAGTTTTGGTGCAAGAAGTTTAATAGTAGGAGTTCCTCCTAAAGATGCGAAAATTATGAGTCCTCTATAATCTGCATTAACAGGAGTGACCGCAGTTGTGCGTAATGTTCCGATTGTTGGTTTACGAGGACTAGTATATATTAATTTTCCATTCTTTCTGAATTTAACATTTCCATCCTCTATTCCTACACGATATACGTCCCCAGCATTTGGAATACCGGCATCAAATACAGAAGTAGTGTATTCTCTTACATAAATACTTCCTGTTGAACCATTATAGAACCAACAATAATCATTAATTTGATGATAATTTCCAGAACCATAGGTAGCTGGATTAAAGTTACCTGTTAAACCTGCCATAAACGAGTGATTTGAATTTAATTCTGTTATTGTAAATTCAAAATATCCGTTTGTTCCAGTTTCGATTTTTTGCCAAGCTTGAGTCACAACTGTAGAAGTAGTGTCCCAAGCAGTAGAACCAGTCCACTCTATTGTATCTGTTCCTAAATCATATGTTGTAGTAGTTCCTAATGTATAGTCCCATGCATTTTGAGGACTGTGTACACTTCCTAATTGATAAGGGGTATAACTAGATTGTCTGATTTGGTCGGCAAATACTAATCCAAATTGACCTACATTTGCAACAATTTGGTCTGCCCGCAAGTCAGTAATAAATGCTTGACCTACACGCTGTTTAATAGAAATATCATCTATGTAAGTAGAGCTGGCACTGGTTGTAGGACTAAAAGCCAAGAAGTATCTGTTAGAAGGTACAGTAAAAGTACCTTCATGATATGTTGGACTTGTGGTTAGAGATGGAGTTCCTAAAGCTATAAATTGGTTGTATGCAGAGGCACCATCACTTCCATTACCTATGTAATTGCGTATTCTTTCAGTACCAGTAGATGGCATAGTGGTTCTAAATAAAGCGTTAATTTGTGTAGAACCAGCGTTAGGAGACCACTGAGCCCATCGAACCGCGATAAGCTGACCGGGAACAACCGGTATAACTCTACTAGTAGTCCCTTGCCCTGAATTTATAGAGATTGCTCGTGACACAGTACCCGGAATTGTATACGAAGTCGACCCCACCGCAGCATAATAACCCCAAGTTGCTGGATAACCATTTTCATCTAGTTGTTCGAATGATGAATTGGATAATAAATTATCTGTCATTCCTCCTATCACTAGATTTTGAGCAGTTATAGTACCATTTTCGATTAATACACCTGTTATTTCTTTTCTAAAATCTACTGCATCTATATAAAGAGGAGCGTTTCCGCTATTAAAGAATACAGCTAAACTTACATACTGAACTCCTGAAGGTACAGTATAAACAATTTCTTTAGTCACAAAATCCGCACCCAGACCGCTAAGAGGTATATTATACAATGCAGCACCGTTTGTATCAGTAGGAGTGGTGGCGGAGGTTCTACTTATTATATCTCCTGAAGTCATGTTACCGATATAACGAAGTCCGTCTGCTAAAGCTGTATTGTATTCATTTAGATATAAACCAAAATTACCTGATGAAGCAGAGCTTTTAAATTTTGCTCTAATTACATATTTTTGACCACCACTGACAGGTATAGCAGTTGAAGCTATGTTAAAATTAGCAGCTGCTCCTTGCATACGGAGAGAATAACTACCTTCTGCAAATTGAGTAGTAGATACATTCCAGTCAGGAGTACCGGATGAATTTTCTACCATAGCCCAACCTGTAGGTCTAGAAGTAGAAGCATTATATGGTACAGGAGAAAAACTTTCAAAAGATGAATTTACAATTAAATTATCTTGTAAAACACCAACTGCTAATTTATCAGCACGAATAGAACGTGCTGCAATTTGGTCGGCACCTATTGCACCAGCTGCTATCTGACCTGCAGTTATAGAGTTAGCTACTATATCAACTGCATCAATAGCAGTTACCCAAGACGTACCAGCTGCGTCAACTCTCCAAAGATGTTTATTCAAAGGATTAGTTGGATTTGTCCAGTACAAATATGAACCAGTAGGGTAAAGAGAATTAGGCAATGTAGGTAATACAGTTGTACTTGCACTATAAATCTGTACTGGACGTATAGTAGAAGCAAAATGTGAGGTGTCTAATATAGCGTTTCCTAAATCAGTTCCGACGAGAGTTGGAAAAGTATAAGAGGCAGATGAAGTTGTAGTCGAACCAGCCCCTACAAAATCTACATAATGAGCTTTAACTTTAATAGTGCTTAAACCAGCAGATGAAAACCGTCCAGATATTAAAGCACTTTCCGCAAGACCTTCAAAAGTCATTGTATATACAGTGGATAAATCTGAATTTTTTAGAACTTCTACTACAGTGTATCTGATAAAACGTCTATCCGTTATGCCTGCTGGTTTTTGTATAAGAACATTTATATCAAAAGGAGTAGCAGAAGCTGTATCAAAAGTTACAGAAGTTGGAGAAGGAGGTGCTGGTATACTTAAAGTAAGACCTCCAACAGGCTCCCAAGCTGATACTGCTCCATACTGATTTGAACGAATATATCGAACTATACTTCGAGATGAAGGTGGGGATGTTTCTATCCATTGTCCTGTACGTGAGGAGCCTATGACTGCAAACGAAACATTACCTATATCGTAAGAATAGGCTGGTTCAGGAGTCCAAGCATGTATTATAGATGTACCATCAAAAACCATAGTGTATCCTACAGGGATACTAGGTGCAGGAATGTTAAATGTTCCTGCTGCAGAAAGAATAGAAGGTGTTCCTTGATTGCTGACCGCCCTAACCTTTCTTTGTATCCCGTCTACAGGATATTCTACATACTGGTTTCCATCTACACGAGTAGCATCTGGTAAAACTGTATTAGTATTACCATCATAAACTTGATAATAAGAATGTCTGGAATCTGTAGTTGCTGTCCATCTCCAAGTAACCATCTGACCATCAAAATCTGGTACAGGAGTACTAGGAGTAGCAGGCGTCGGATTATCTGCAGTTATAGCTATTGAAGCCGCTTCATGTGTATTAGGAGGTTCTGGTTGTTGGTGGTCATAAGGAGAGATTGGCACTATTTTAATAGTGTATGTACCATTAACTGCCGCAGGAACCTCAAATGAACCTGTATTATTTGCATCCGGAGATACAAGTATACCGGTATTATGATATACGCCGCCTGTAGACGGTCTAATAAGTAGAACTTTAGCTTTTTGACCTCCTACATAATATCCAAAATCAAACGTTCCTCGTATAGCAATAAAAGCGATACCTTCAGGAGATGTTCTATCTACTTGGCTTAATATAAGGTTACTTGCTAAAGGTGGAGCACTGCCTGCCCCTGTATTAAATACAACAGTATTTGCTCCATTTAACGGCTGCCCAATAGAGACTGCTTTATAACGAGAGTTAAGATACAATTGAGACGACTGTTCTCTCATAAACTTAACTGCATTATTAAACAGTACAAATCTTTCTCCAGAAGAATGTGTACCTATTTTTGCGGTTGTCCCGTTTAAGCCTCTTCTGAAATTAGATAGAGTGTATTGACGTAAATATGGGTTAACATCAGACTGTACTGATGTAGCCGTTGCAAATTGAACTACTTCCCCCCCTATATAAGCCAAATTAAGAGATGGATTTGCAAATAGCTCTGCGTTAGTAAAAGACTCTAGCGTTCCGAAAAATAAACGAACAGTGATAGAGCTCGTAGTGTCTATCATGTTACCTCCACCTATATCTGTATAAGACGGAGAGTTACTCAAATTTGTGGGTATGTCACCCATTGTAGCAGGTACTTCAAAACCTCCTATACGAGCATAAGTCCCTGAATCTAGTATTTCTTCTCTATATAAATGGGCTCCATACCAGTCTCCAGCTCCTCGTCCGCAGGCAGCTGCGTAAAAACCAAATCCTGTATGTTCTGGAAATAAAGGTGCTATATCCATCAAAGTTAATTCTGAGTTAGATGGAAAAGAAATAATAGGGGTCTCAGAACCTGAACCTGTATCTCCTTGTAAAATATTTTCATAAAGAGAAGGAGAATCAGCTACGGCTTGAACCTTACACATGCCGGGCATTCCGGTCTGAAATTGCAGTATTCTTAATTTATGGGTAACAATCCCTATGCTTGGCTCCAAATTTCCTATTGCTTCAATTTCAGCTATACGAGCAAATCCATCCAACGCAGCTGTAATATAGACTCTAATATGTTGTGTAGTTATATCAGAAAATTTAAATTGTCTCCATGTTCTATCATTTCCTGTTACATTAGCTATATCAACCCAAATTGAACCATTCCAATATTGTACATCAAAGTCTTGTAGTGTATTAGAAGATGTCTCGGCTAATGTATTAGCATGAGGTTCTGTAGCAGTAGTGGCAACAGAAAAAATATTTATTTCATTTATTTTTCTTGCCTGACCAAAGTTTAGTTCTACCCAATCTGGAGCTCCAATTGTAGGGTTAGACGCACTATTCCACCCATTTTGTGAATCTGCAGGAGAAGCTCCCCAAAGAGTGGCTCTTCTATTACCTTCAATTACTGATGAGACAGGAAAATTTCCAGACACATGTGAAGAACTAGCAGTAGCTACTGTCCCAAGATTTGATAACCCATAATTAAATGTTTGCAGTGAATTAGACCCACCACTTTGAACTTGTACGGTTACTATATCAGTTGGACTTAAATAACTAAATTTTGGAGGCAAGCTAAATCCAAATACAGCTCTCTGTAAATGGATAGTGTGTAACACACGCAAACCTATTTCTTGAGCTTGGTTTGCAGATAAAACAATAGGAAGCGTAAGAGTTTGAGGCTCTTCAGCAAATCCAATTTGTTTTAAGGCAGGCTGTACATTTTGATGATACTCTTTTGCACGGTCAATGTAAGACACGTCAATTTGACGTGGAAGCTCTTCAATGTTAGTATATGAACCTTCAAGTGCAGATATAGGAGGTTCAGAGCCGTCTTCATGAGCACGCATTTCTGCTTCTGTTATAGTAACAATAGAGTCCTTTCCTCTTTTTACAGCAGTAATTTTTCCATCTAAATCTACGAAATCAAAAGCAAACGCAATAGATAAAGTATCAAGTATATCAGTAAGAGCAGTTCTACTCTGTATAACTAAACCTTCTACGAAAGTTCCTTCCAAATCTACTACATTTAATTGAGAATCCTCTAATCCTACACGTTTCCAAAGTGAGGATACTATATCTGCAAGGTCATGAGTTCCCTCGTCTACTTCGAAAGTAAAATTAGGCATTTGACCATCAGGTATTTGATAATTCTTGAATGTTACATAAGATACGCCACGATAGGCAGGTACTTGTCCTACATCTATGGACTCCATCATCGGGTCAGTAGTTTGGGTTTCACTTCCGTTATAGAAAGTAAAAGCGGATGTTCCACTACCGCCAGTGCCGGGCGTGCCCGGCGGAGGATTCTCCGTAGGGTCATCAGGATTATCATCTTCACTTAAACTTGGATTATATTGTTTACCAATAGCGGTTCCAGTAATATCATCAGGGATGAAACGTGCATTATAGTAATCTGAAGGATTATCTAAGTTGGAAGGGTAGTATCCGTCAGGGTCAACTATACCAGTTACTGTAACTGGTGTTGTACTCACACTAGGGGATATTATCACACTAGGAGCTGTTGTATAACCTGTACCTCCACTATTAACTGTTATAGAAGTTACCGCACCGACTGATACAGACGCAGTAGCAGTAGCTCCCTGACCATCTCCTACAAAAGATATACGAGGTGGGCTATTATATCCTCCGCCTCCTGAACCTACAGTTATAGATGTAACCAAACCTCCACTAACAGCTGCAGTAGCAGTAGCAACTGCACCATATACTCCTACTGCATCTATATAAGGAGCAGGGCTGCCAGTGGATTTTTTGAATTTTATTGTGTGAACACCTGCAGTAAAAGTGTGCTGTATTATTTTTGTACTGCCTACACTATCTCCGCCTGTAGATGAAAAAGATATTTGACCTTTAGTTACTCCGTCTACAAAAACCTCACATTGTTTTGCCCCTAACCCCATGTACAAAACTTTTATGTCCATTAGCCCAGCTTCGTTAACTATTATATTGTTAATAAGAACTTCTGAACCATTATTAGGTAAAAATACTTTATATTCTGCAGATGCTGATAAATCACGAACTATGACTGCACCACCAGCAAAAGTATTGGTAGTTAGTTCAGCTTCTACCTGTGTACCAGAAGGAAGAGGGCTGGCATCCATGTTTTGAGTAACTTTAGTGTTTTCCCAAATACGTTTCAGACCTCCAAGTACTGGGCCTTCACAAATAGCCACTGCTATATTAGTTGTGTAAGTGTAATTATTTGTAGGAGGTTCAGCAGGTCTACCTCCGCCGAGTCCTTTACCACCGGAACGACCGGGCGTAGTCGTAACCCAAGGCTGTACGCCATCAGAGAATATAATATTACCTGCAAGTCTAGCTCGACCATATATCATAGGTATAGAAGTTCCATATTCAGAACCTTGTACCCTTATATCATCAAAACGTCCTTTATCAACTGGAAGTAATTTTTGTTTAGGAGCCAGCATGGAGGTAATTACCGACGTTGCAGTCGATATTGCCAATCCTATTAATATTTCACCTACACCTGCCATTAATCCTCTATTCCTCTTAACCTGAAGGCATGGGTTATATACTTACCCCATCTTCTTAGCGGCTCTTCAATCGTCGTTTTATTCTCTAAAGAATGTATTACCATGTATTCTCTGTCACCTTTTGTTATAGTTCCTACATGACTTGTTACTTGCTCTCCAGCCATCCTAAAAGCAAGTATATCTCCCTCACGGGCTTCATTTATTGGTATTTCATCAAGATATTCCCGCATACGAACAATTAATAAATTATATGCTGTAGGATTTCTTCCGTAATCTATACTGTCAAAATTAGCAACTTCCTCTTCTGTAAAATAACCAACATCAAGACCTATATAAATAATGCCACCTATACAGTCTATGCCAGCACCAACATTTCTCCCTTGATGATGCCATTCAGCTCCTATAAGCTTACGTGCTGCGTTTTGTACTTGCTGTCTTGTTATTGTCATATTATATTATCGGTTGATTTTATAGGCCTTCTCGATTCCGGGAACAAATGGAAACCCTCTAAAGTTAATCAAATTATTATAAGTCCCTTTACAGGTCTGCCAAGTTCTATCACAACCTCGTATTGCAGTATAAGTTGTACCTGCTGGTATTATACGGGACATAGGAGTTTGAAGTCTAAATGTACCACCTCCTCCTACTGGGGCATACGGAGCAAGTTTTATATCTACTAAAACACCTGCTGGATTAATAACTGTTATTGGCACAGTTTGATTTACCGCTGCAATTGCTATAACATTCGGTACTCCTATATTGAGAGATAAAGCATAAGTTTGTGAAACTTGATAATTACTACCTGTACCTATTGAGACTCCGTTTAAATATACTGTATAACTGTTATCTACTGCTATTGTTAGCACACCAGAGGCTACGTTAGGAGTAAAAGTTTTTCTAAAATACATGTTTCCAGCTATATTAGACCTATTACGAGTATCTTGATTCCAAATCCATTGTGAGGTTAAGCCGTTGGGAAATTTGGAGTGGTTCCCCAAGGAAGAGCTCCCATAGCTCCTTGCATAACAGCGTTAGACCACCCACTGTCATTATAACCTGCTGTCTCCCATCCCGCAGGGTTTGAAGCTGACACTTTCCATGTATTGTTTGACGGTATGCGGACTACAGTTGTAACTGTTGTCCCTAAATAACTTCTAACTTCAGATAGTTTACCATTTAATATACCTGATGTAAACTGTATAACTCCGTAATCAAAATAGGAGGTAGTTTCTGTTCTGCTTGAGTCTTCAAATTCTATGTTTGAACCTCCACTTGTTACAGTTCCAGTCACAGTTATAGGTGCTCCATCTCCGCCTGCAGGAGAAGCTAAATTTACCTTACATTTATTATCTCCTAAATTTCGTACTGTACACTTAGGAGTGAACAGTGCACCTATTTCTTGTGTAGCTTTACTGGTTAGAGGTCTTCCTTCTGCTCTAAATCGTTGTCCATATGTTTTTACATTTCCTATGTAACCTGCAAACATAACAAGTTCTCCCATTTCAGGAGCTTCATAGTTTATAATAAACACCTCAAAATAAGCGGCATCCCAATCTCCGTATGCTATACTTTCCTCGTCTATTACTGTGACTTTAAAAAGCCCGTCCACTTCTAAACCAGCTGAAGTTAAACCTGCTTCAGAATCAACTGCAGACGGTACTACGCCTTGAGTGCTTAAAAAGGTGATAGAAGGATAAGCTGTCAAGTCTAAATCTCGAGTGTGTGATGTAGCAGCTACTGTATTTCCATTTTTAGCTACTAATCTCCAGCACGTTGCTAAAGTTAAACTTGCACCTTGCATGTAGTCTTTTAAAGAAGAGCTTATATAAGGAGCTGTGTAATTTCTTGCTGTTTTCATAAAATTAAAGTTCCCGGATTCCGGGATTTGTCTGCTTATTCGAAATCACGAATTTTTATTAGCCGTTCAAATGGAGGATTTTCAAGATAATCTTTAATTTTATCTAATAAAGACAAATCATTCTCTATTCTTGATATAGTATAATTACAAACATTACACAAAAGACCTCTATTCTTTCCAGTAATATGTGAATGGTCTACAGCCAGGCTGTGTTTTTTATTGTTATTGCCACAAACGGCACAATTTTTGTTTTGAAAAATTAAAATTTCATCGTACTCTTCAGGAGTAATGTTAAATTTACTTAAAACTTTCTTTCTGTTATTATACTTGCTTTTAGGAGAATTTTTATACTTTTCAATAGTTTTTAACCTACTCAGTCGCCCCGCAGAGGTTTGTTCATATTTATAGGATTTATCCCTCCAACATATAATACAAATTGCAGAACGTCCTGTTTTATTATCTAAAGACTTATGAAAAGATGTTATAGTTTTTTCTTTACAGCATTTAGTACAAACTCTAGAGTCTATTTCGATTAAGTTAGTACCAGCTTTAATTTTTTCTTTGAACGTCTTTTTAGCATTTTTCAAACTTTCTTGTCCACGTTGACTTTTATTATACAGTAAGTTTCTCTGTCTAACACACTCATCACATTGAGTATAGTAAGTATTTCTTGATGTTCTAAATCTAAAATTAGATTCTAATTCTTTTTCTACCCCACATTTTGCACATTTTTTAATTTTCATAAATTCAATATGCCATATTTATTCGAAATCCCGGGTCTCTACAAGACCTATATCAGGAATATTACCTGCTCCTTTTTGCTCTACCATGTCATAAAATATCTCATCGGCAGGAAGTCTATCATCTATAAATCTGCAAGGAATGTAGAATTCACCGAACCAGTTTAAAATGTGCCCAGAGGTAGGAGCGGTAACAAAAGATATAATTCCTGTTTTATAATTTATAGAGTAGTTGTTGTTTGTATTTACAAGTGTAATAGTTGGTATAGATGTAAAACCAGTCCCTCCTACTAAACTCGTTGTTCCGGTCACCGCACCAGTGGCTATTGTAGACGTTGCGGACGCTCCTGAACCTCCGCCTCCTGTTATGAGTACCGTAGGGGCAGTTGTGTAACCTGAGCCACCATTAGTAATTGTAATAGCCGTAATTATACCTCCTGAAACTGTGGCTGAAGCAGTTGCTCCAAACCCTCCCTCTGTTAATAAAGTTACACCTGCAATTCCTCCATACACATCAACTGTAGAAGGCACCGGTTTAAATATTGGTCTATTGTCTACATTACCTTGTACACCATAAGCTGCACTAGTAGCCATATCTGTATAAACTCGTTGCAACTGAAAGTCTTTAGTTACACCATCTCCTAGTGCAAATATATCTCCTGATGCCTGAAAATCTAGCAGGTCTTTAACAAGAAAAGCACGAAGCCTTCCTTTTCTTGCACGAAAAAAATTGACTAGAGTTTGTAAATCTTTTTTACTTCTGACTCCCATAGCAGCATTAAAGGTAACGCGAGAGTCTAACCAGTTTCCAATACGCTGCTCTGCACCACTACCTGTTGGGATAATAGTGGTACTAAATTCAGGAATACTTGTTCCTGCTTCTAACATTAAAGGAAAAACTACATTGTCCAGGCTCATTTGACACAACTCCTAATAAATATCATAATAATTTTATGAGTAAAATTTGTAAATACTGCAATCAAAATAAACCTCTGACTGAATTCAGCACTCCTTAATAATTAGGTGCTTTACGTTTTAAACCTCTTTGAGTAACTCTGGATAACTCACGCTCAACTTGAGCACGACTGTTGCGGAAGCTGTGCACATCAGGAGTTGTGATGTTAATATTTTGCTTGATATTAAAGGAATCATTTCCTTTACTACCCTGTAATTGTGACAGAATAGAGTCCATATTGTCAAGTTGTACCGCTCCTCCTGAATTAAATTTAGGCATATTCCCCATTAAAGTACGGCTGCTGGTCGGGAATCCGCCGCTTGCAAGATAATTACGAGCACCACTTATTATAGGATTCTTATAAAATGTTAATGTATCAGGATTTAAACCATAAGGGTCTTTTACACGGTTAGGGTCACTCTTAGGCTGTTTTTTAGCGAATAAACGACCAAGCAAAGCTAAACCGATAGAAATAGCAGCACTTATGGCTCCTCCTTTCAGAGCTCCTTTTATACCACCACTTTTTCCACTTCCAGACAATTTTTTAGCTAAATCAAGAAGTCCACCGTTTGCAAATTTAGGAGCGTCTTTATGAGCATTATTTAATTCCCAAAGTTTTTTAGCTCCTAGTGCTTTTGCAGCAGATGCCTGTATTACAAACTCCCCGTTGGACAGCCAAGCAGGTATTTTATCATCTTTTGGCCCGCCCGGCCCTGAGATTTTTCCTCCAGTGCCTCGTCTTATCACTGTAGCCCCGCCTCCGGGAATAACACTGGCCGTACCTCCTCCAAATAAATTAGAGAAGAATTTAGATATTCCACTAAATAATCCCTCTCCTCCTGAACTTATTGCGGATGTAAGACTGTCTCCTTCCCCTCCTAAAGACGATAGAGCTGATACTATTTCCATAGTCGCTTTTTGGATAGCTTGTTCTATTCTAAACACAGCTACACTTATTGGTAAATCAATTTTAAGTGCAAGTTGAGTAACCTCTTGAAATAAATTAATTCCACCTTGATTTATACTTTGAAGAAGTAAATTAATTTCTTGGAGTGCGGTAAGAACAGGAGCTAACCCTTCAACTGATGTATTTACTGCTTTATTCTCTAAAGTTTCTCCTCCGCTTAAGCTTCCTACGCTATTAGGATTTTCAACTACTGTTACTGGTACGGGTGCGGATGGAGAAGTTGTACCTGCCAAAGGGTCTCCGCCAGCAAACGGAGGGGTAGAAAGACCTCCAAGTTTTTGACTTAGCTCACTATAAGCGGTATTTACAGTCCCTTTAGGAACCATTATAAGTTCAACCTGTCCCTCTGTACCACTACCAGTTGTTCCAGTTGGAAGGATAGGCATAAAGGTGTAGCCTTGATTAGCTAATCCTACAGAACCATCTGGCCCTGTACCTCCTAACATATTTCCAGTAGGGTTAACTACACCGTTATTACCTGTTATAGAAGTTTGACCTGTTTTCTCGTCAACTTTAATGTTCTTAAAGCTTTTAGGTAAAGCTCCTAGTTGATTTCCGTTTACAATTACATTAGCAGCATTGATTTTAACATCTGCTGCAGTAATATCTGTAGCAGTTTCTTTTAATTTATCTAATACTTTTTTAGTTTCAGTTCCAACTGTTACAGGATTTTCTTCTATCTTTTTACGTAACTTCTCGTTCTCTTCAGCTTTCTTAGAGTTTGGGTCAAGACCCATTTTTCTAAGTACAGAAGCAAAAAATCCTTGTTTTGTTCCTCCGGTCTGGCCTTCGTCCCCTAAGAAGAACCCCATGAATTTTTTAACTGCTGCGTCTGCAAGTAATTTTTGCACCGTACCAAGTATACTCTGACCTAACCGTGTAAATGCTCCTCCTACATCGGTTATATCGGCTTGTATGTCTTGGAAGAAAGTTGTTAAACCAGAACGAGATTCTTCGACAGCAGCAAATAGTTTTTCTTCCGTAACTGTATTAAGAATTACTATCTGTCTACTGGTTTCAATTATTGTTTGTCGTAACTCACGAGCCCTTTCTATCTCACCTTTACTAAGAGCAAGAGCTTCTTTTTCTGCTAAAAGCCCTATTTGAATTTCTAAAACTTTAGCATATCTTCTATTTTCTTCTACTATTTCTTTAGTGACAGCTAGACTTCCTTTATACCCTAAACTTTTTAGAAGTTCCAATTCACTTATAATGTTTTGATGTTTCTCTTCTTCTTTATTTAATTGATTTAAAGCAAATTGTGTATCTATACGCTCTGTTTGAATAAGTACAATATCTGCAAGCTTAGACAAATACTCGTCAACTAAAACATTATTCTTTTCAGCTATCTCTAGTTCTTGCCCAGCAAGACCTAATGTACTTCTACGACCTGATTCTATTTTTTGATAAAGTTCTGCATTACTTACAAATACACGTTGTTGTGCTCGCTCTCTCTCACCTTGAGTATCTGAACCAGTTAAACCATCAAGTATAGAATCTACTTCTCTACGCGAAGCTCTGTCCGCAGATACTGCTTTTCTATATTCAATAGAAATTTCACGTAATATTTGCTTCTGTTTCTCCATCAAAGCAACACGTTTTGCTTCCACATCAAGCAAATCTCGTTGAGTTTTAAGTTTTTCAACGTTTTCTTTAATGTCAAGACTTTGAAGTTCCCTAGTTAATTTAGCTAAGTCTCCTGCCTTCTTTTCAGAGTCATCATAGTTTGCCTGTGCATCTATACGTTCCTGTTTGATAGCGTCTTGTGCAAACACACCATTTTGTTCCGCAATATGCTGCAAATTATCTTGGTGCTGTATTTCAGAAGCTAATTCCTGACCACGTAAGACCTTTAGTTGGTCATAGTACTCAGTATAATCTATTTCAAAATCTTCAAGAGATTGTTTCAACGCATCTGCTTGACGAGACAAAGATTCTTTAAGTAAATCATAGGCATTACTTTCTTTAGTTTTTTCTATGTCTAATTCAGCTTCCGCAAGAGCTTTTCGGTCTGCAAATAAAGACTTTAATCTCGGACTTCTAGTTTTAGCACCAGCTCCGCCACCACCACCCGCACCATCCTCACCGGGTCGATTGGTTGGCTTTTCAGTTGTAGCAGTTGGCTGATATGGAACAAAACCTTTTTCTCTGGCGTCAGCTTCCTTGATAAGATTCATTACCTCTGTATCTGTCTTACCAGCAAAGAATTCTGGTATAAAGCTTTGAGTAGCTTTATAACCACTTAGACCTTTTGTTTTAGCCGCATCTACACGATTTTGATAGTATTTAAGAGGGTCTTTTGCCCTATCCTGTCTATCAGCTTCATTACTGGCGTTTTCTTCCATTTGGGCAATAATACGCTTCTTAGTTGTAATATCTTTATCAAGTTGAGCGTTTTCCTTACTCTGGTCACCACCGCCTAACCATGAAGGTAGATACTCATCTGCATTATTAGTTTTTCTTTGAGCCTCAAGTTGCATCAATTCAGCTTTCTGCTTAATATAATCAATTCCACTGAAAGCGTTTGACAGCTGATTAATAAGGTCTACAGTTTTACTAAGAATCGTATTAAGATTTTCGAAATTAGTGTTAATATCCTCTGAAACACCGAAAAATTTGCTCGAAGCTACAACGATATTACCAATAGAAATAAGAACCTGTTTAATATTAATATACGTATCAATAATTGTCTGCTTATTGTCTCCTGCCCAATCTGCCCACTCAGTCACTTTAGCTACAATAACCTCTAGAGCGTAAGCAATATCGGTGCCAATAATATCGAACAATCCTTGAAGACTTCCTATAAGTTTTTTGAATGGTGCAGTAAATAAAGTTGCTAGTTCTCCGCCAGCATGAGCGAACTTACCATTTTCATCGAACTCAAAGATTTGAGCAATAATGCCAGTTGTTTTAGTTTTAACTTGTTCAATAGTACCTTTGATGTGCTCTCCAGTACCTTCGACTTTGGTTTCAATTAATTTTCCAGATTCATCAAATACGTTGACCATCTTTTGTCCAGTTTCATTTAGGACTGGAATTGTTTGGATAAATGCATTTCGAACCTTTTCGAAGAGTCCCTTTGTCACAGCACCTGCGAACAGGTCAAATGATTCTTCCATGTTGGACATAATACCAGCCCAACTTTGTGCAACTCGTAAACCAGCAATATCAAATGCTGCAAGTCTAGTAGTTAGAACAGCTAAGACAGCTGCAGTTTTTTCAGGGTCATCTTTTGCTTTGCGAAATTCCTCACGAAGTTCAGCCATTTTCTGCTTAGTTAAGCCCACCGATGAGGCAAAACGACTAAGTGGTGAAGTAATACGGCCCGCACCTGTTAAAAACAGAGTAAACTGCGAAGCCATGTTTGCTGCACTAACACCAGCAACAGCCGAAACACGTCCAAGTGTAACGGTCAGCTTTGCGGCTTGGTCTGAGTTTATATTATATTGCCCTAAACTAGCTACAACAGCCTGAAAACCTTTCGCTAAATCTTGTGTAGTAAAAGGTGACTGTGCAGCTTCTGCTGTTAGTGTATTAAATGCCCTTGAAGCAATACCAATAGATGCGGTTAGCTGTTCATTAATAGACACAGCTTGTTGTTTGCTGTATGTATCACGCTCAGTTGCGGACATTGCTTTTATCTGGCTGTCAGATAGTTCTTTAAACGCACCGATTTGAGTACCTTGTGCGTCATACAGGTCTTTAAATTGTGTAATAAGCGTAGCAATAGAGATTTTAGTAGTTTCCATTACTTGTTGGAACTCAAAACCTCGTTTTGCTACAGTAATTAATGCACCTCCAGCTATTGCCGCACCCCCAGAAAGTGCTGCTAAA